GTGAACTGTCCGGCACCTGGGGCGACACGGTAAACGACTACATCACCCAGTATGTAGACGCCGCTGCCGCAGGTACGCAGACCATCAGCGGTTCTCAGACGGCAGTAACCCTCACGGTTACCAACGGCTCTTCGCTGACTCAGGTTGGCTCTGGCGCTTCTGGCTCTGCCCAGTACGCGGTGATCAACTGCACGGGCAATCCGGCAAGTTTGCTGACCATCACGGCTCCGGCCTCAAGCCGTCAGTACCTGATCATTAACGCCACATCCACCAGCCAGTCGGTCAAGATCGTAGGCGCAGGCCCAACGACAGGCGTGACCTTGGTGGCGACGGAAAGCGCCATCGTTGCGTGGAATGGCAGCGACTATGTGAAGGTGGCGTCTAGCACGGCTGATGGCGTGACGACCTTCAGCGCAGGCACCACGGGCTTCACGCCCAACTCCGCCACTTCCGGCGCAGTCACCCTGGCGGGAACGCTTGCCACCACGAACGGCGGCACGGGTCTGACCTCGTTCACCGCAAACGGTGTTGTTTACGCATCGTCTAGCAGTGCGCTTGCCACGGGGAGTGCGCTAGGTTTTGACGGAACGCGGTTGTTGGTACAGACAGCCTCTTCCAACATAACAAGTTCGGAAAGACTTACAGTAGCCGGGACGGGAACAATCGCAGCAAATAGCACATCAGTTCCTGCAATTTACGCACAAAACACCGATACCACCGCATCTACCAATCAGCCTTACATTTATCTCCATGACGGTACCGCCAGCCGCGCTGGGTTGGGGGTTAACTACACAGATTCCGCATTAGTCCTGAATGGGCTTGCAGGCATCTATTTCCGCTACGGCGGGAACGGAATGGGCACCACCGAAGGTATGCGGATCACCTCCGCAGGCTTCACGCAGCCTGTGGCCTACGCCGACACGGTCTCTGCCCTGGGTAACACCGGGACAGCCAAGACCATCGACCTTAAGACCGCCAACGTCTTTACTGCTACGCTGACGGGCAACTGCACATTCACGCTGTCCAATCCCATCGCTACGGGCTCGTCTTCGTTCACGTTGATCTTGACGAACGACGGCACAGCCGGTAGAACTGTGGCTTGGTCTGGCGGTAGTTTTGTTTTCCCCGGCGGGGCAGCGTCCCTGTCTCGTACAACCACGGCAAACGCCGTTGACGTTTGGGTTTTCTTCACCCCGAACGGAGGCACGACGTGGTACGGCAATATCGCCATGAAGAACATGACCGCTTAATAGGAGCAAGAAATGGCTTTGACCCCAGAACAACAGGCAGACATTGATATGCAAGAGGCCCGCGAAGCGGGTCGTCGCGCACATGAGCAGGCGATGGAAGCGGCTCGTCAGGCTAATTCTTTGGCCTCAATTCAAGCGCAAGCAGCAGCCCAGGCGGCAATGCAATCTAAGCAGGCCAAACTGGAGGCTGTGCGTCTTGCCAAGGAGACGTTGCTTGAGAACGCCCGCAGCAGGCCCGTGGATGCTCGTGACGTGACCGTTGCCGACATTACGGCGTTTGCTCAGGCGCTTCTCAACTACATTGATGCCTGATGCAAGGTTTTGCTTACTTCCCGGCTATCGTCTACCGAGATGAGCGGCCCGACCTTGTGGAAAAAGTGCTTCCGACATGCATCCAATATCTGGATCAAGTTCGCAAGCCCGAGTGGCCCATGTGTCAGTCCGCGCATCTTGGGAACGAGCCTGCCTTGCAGGAAGTAGCAAATTACCTTCTGGTGTCGTGCGCAGACCTGCTTCGTGGGCAGGGGTACGCAGTGGATCGGTACGACTTCTACCTCTCCGGCCTTTGGGCGCAGGAGATAAGTCGCGGGGCGGGCACGGACGTGCATGTTCACAAGAACAGCCAGATGTGCGGGTGGTTCTTCCTCGAAACCCCGCAGGGCGGCGCGTATCCGATCTACCACGACACCCGCATGAACAAGTCCATGATCGAACTGGACTTCATGCAGGGCGAAGAAATCACAACTGCCACAAGCATGATCCATTTCAACAACATGGCGCCCGGTACCGTGATGTTTGGAAACTCATGGATGCGGCATCAATTAACCGGCAGCAATGCCGAAACCCCGACACGGTGTATTCACTTCATCGTGTCCCACAAGGAGCGCCCTTGCAGCACGTGCTAACGCCTTATGCCGCCGATGTAGAACCTTTTGTATGGTGGGAAAACGGCTTTACGGAGCAGGAACTTAACTGGCTCCAAGAGCAGGCCATTAAGGCAGACCAGCAGGCGCAGGTCGGCGGCGGCGCAGATGGGGTGACGCTAAAACAAGTCAGGCGATCTCAGATTTCTTGGTTGGGCAAGGCGCAAGACACGGCATGGGTGTTTGAAAAACTTGGACATATTGCTTCGGCGCTTAATGCCCAGTACTATCGGTTTGATCTGACAGGTTTTGGTGAACGGCTGCAATTAACTAATTACGATCAATCTGAACAAGGGATGTACGGATGGCACGTGGATTATGGGGGCAAGGCAAGTCCGAGCCGGAAACTCAGTCTGGTCCTTCAGTTGACCGACCCGAGTCAGTACGAGGGGGGAAACCTCCAAATTCTTACTGGTGGTCAGCCGCAAAACGTCCGCAAGCAGCGGGGGCTGGTGGCAGCATTTCCTTCGTATGTACTCCACCAAGTAACCCCCGTGACAAGCGGTAATCGTCAATCCCTTGTGGCCTGGATTTCCGGACCCGCATTCAAATGAACATTAACTACAACGGTTTTATTGGGATATATGATGACGTATATCCAGAAGGCTATTGCCAACATCTAATCAAAGAATTTGATCGGCTTAAAGATGCCGGTGCGGGTTTTAATCGTCGTCAATCAGAAGGTGCGCCAGAAACTGTAAAAAATGATCACCAAATTGGTTTTGGGCTCAGGGGGCATGAAGTAGCACTCTTTGAAGAGGGTAATACAGTAGATATATTTTTTAACGGTCTACAAAGATGCTATGACCAGTATTGCGAAAAGTTTTCATCTTTAAGGGATGGAAAAATTCGCGGGACTATTATGAAGTTGCAGCGCACTGACCCCGGAGGGGGATATCACGTTTGGCACGGTGAGCAGGGCAACGGGGAGCACGCTAATCGCGTGCTTGTCTATATGCTGTATCTAAATTCTTTGGCTCCCGAAGAGGCCGGAGAGACAGAGTTTTTGTACCAGCAGCAGCGATTTCGTCCTACAGAAAATCAAATGATTTTGTGGCCCGCTGCTTATACCCACACGCATCGCGGTAATACGGTGTTTGGCGAGCGTTCAAAGTATATTGTCACAGGATGGTTCTACTATGACTGATGCAGAACATTTTGAAAAACACGGTTGTGTGCTGGTCAAAAACTTTATTGACGAGCAGACTATTTCAGTCGTTTCTAAATATTTTGAAAACAAAATACGTCGCGGCGAGTGGAAAGAACTCACCAAGGACGGCGACCCCACTTCTCGCTACGCTTATTATGCCGATCCTTTGGTTGAGGTTTTACTTGAGGCAAGTAGGCAATCGGTAGAAGATGCAACTGGCAAGGAGTTGGTCCCGACTTATTCTTATTCTCGCATATACCAGCCGGGCGAGTCGCTTAGACCTCACGTTGATCGACCATCGTGCGAAATTAGTGTGACGATCAATGTCGCCACAAAAGGAGATTTTTCCCCGGTATATACGCAGTACGGAAAAAACGACCCTGAAAAGCACGTATTGAACCCAGGGGATGCCGTCATATACCTAGGATGCGACGTAATGCATTGGCGTCAGCCGCTTGGGGATAATCAGTTAAATGTCCAATTTATGTTGCACTACGTGGACAAAAATGGGCCAAACGCTGATTACGCAAAAGACAGGCGCCCGGACTATGGCTTTAACTCTAGTGTAGGGGGCTAAGATGCCAGCAGGAACTCCTAAAGTTGCAATGTTTGGTCGTTCGCTCGTCCCGGGCGGCACACAAACATTTAATTCTTCCGGCACATTTACGGTGCCGGTGGGCGTTTCTAGGGTCAGTATTACCGGCAAGGGTGCAACCGGCGCAGCCGGTAATTCAGGTAATCCAGGCAACTCTGGGGGCACAGGAAATTCTGGCTCGTCAGGTAACGCTGGTGGTGGGGGTGCGGGCGGCGGCGGCGGAGTGACTGCCTGTGCAGTGGGTTGCAATCCCAGTAGCCTAAGCAATACTATCTATGTGGGGCAGGGCGCAAATCTACCTTGCAGACCTTTATGCACTTCTCAGCGATCTGGATTGGGCGGTGCAGGTGGAAGTGGTGCAGGTGCCGCTGGATATCCGTGTTCTCCTCCTTTTACTCCTTTTCGCCCATATGCTATCAATACCTGTCCTGCGTGGCCTGTAACTTGCCGCACTAATGTATTTGTCGGGCCGTGGTTTAACTTTTTTTTAGCAAACGTCAACACAAATGTGTTTTTTGGTGGCTCAGGCAGTTCCGGTGGCGGCGGGAATACTGGGTCAAGCGGAAATACAGGAACCGCAGGAAATCCGGGCAATCCGGGAAATGCTGGAGCAACGGGCGCATCCTCTAGTGGACTTGGTCAAACTTTTACTGGAGGTGCCGGGGGGAACGCTGGCTCCGGCGGCTCCGGCGGCTCCGGTGGGGCCGGTGGGGCTGGAGGGAATGGGGGCAGTGGAGGTACCGGAGGGGGTGGAGGCAAGGCCGCATTTCTTGGGTCCAATCCAAGCAACTTATACGGTTTTAACCCCACATGCGCGCGGCGTGTTGGTGGAAAAGCCGGTACTGCTGGAAATGGTGCTGGGGCAGGGGGATGTAGTTATAACGCAACGACCTCATTTCCATTTGGTACGCTTGTTTCAGGGGGAGGAGGCGGCGCAGGCGCGTGTAATGACGGTTCAGGTGCGCCGTCTTGCGCGTATACGCGAGCGGCGGGAGGAAATCCTGGCGGTGGGGCAGGAGGTATGGCGCAAGATGGGTGTAAAAACGGAGGAGCCGGAACAAATCCTCGCGCAGGCGGTGGAGGCGGCGATGGTGCCCGAAATGTCGGCAACTTTTCAGCAGGTGGCGGCGGAGGCGGTCGTGGAAACGCAGGAAATCCGGGTAGTTCGGGCAGCGCAGGCGGCGCGGGAAATCCCGGTAACGCAGGCAATCCGGGTTCAGCAGCAAATCCTTCCACAGTAAACTGCGTAGCGGTAACGCCTGGAACTTCTTATCCCATTTCAGTTGGAAGCCCCGGTGGGCAGGTCACAATCAGTTGGAATCCGCAATGAAGATTCAAAAGCAACTGCAACAGCAACTACAGGAAGCCGAACAAGCCCGCATTTTGCGGGACATTAAGGCGGCGCAGAGCCGCGCTCGTTCAATCAGTGTTGGCACCGCCTTTGGCGGTACTACCGAAGTCAACATGCGATTGGAAGACGGGACCAGTGTTTGGTGTCCGATGCAACCGGTTGAAGTTATTGAATTGATCCATCAATTGGCAGCAAATGTCGGGTGCCATATTGCGCTCAAGCCAAGGAGCGATTTCTCAAGTTGGCGGGAATGGCGCGTCAGCGAGGCTGAGAAGAAACATCTTCAGGGACATGCTCCGTTTGTCAACGATATGGCAGTCTTTCAACAACTTGGAGCCTCTGGTTTTGATCAGGCCCAAGCGGAGGCAACAGTTGCACATAACCTTAAGCAAGAGGAATATGTGTATGTAAATGGTGGTGCTCGGAAAAAGGAGCAAGCAAATGAGCAAACTTTGGCAACTCAAGAAACTGTCAGACGGAAGCGCACTAAGCGAGCCGCAGCCGCTGCCTGAAAATTGGGGGCCGATCTTCGGCCTTCACGGCTTCATCGACCAGATTGGTGACCTGTCGTGGCTAGGCGAAGCCTATAACGACATGGGCTGGGTTCAAGTTGGCGATGCGCCTCCTGGGCCTGCTGAGTCTTCAGCGGCGGAGTTGGCTTGGAATCAAGCCAAGATTGATCTGCGTAATTCGGACTGGTCGGTTTTGCCCGATGTCCCGATGACTGCCGGTCAACGCGACGCTTGGATTGCATACCGCAAAGCCTTGCGAGAAATTCGCCTTCAGCCCGGGTTCCCGGCAGACATTCAGTGGCCCAAGGCTCCTGATTGACCAAGTACACGATCCGGTTCAACAAGTCACGCGGACAACCGGGTCGTGGCTCAATGCTCCATGTCTGGCGCGTGTTTGAGGATGGGCGGGAGATTCTCGCCAAGCACGTCAGGATCGAAACCCGGTCGTGGACGGAGTTGGATGCCAATGGGCAGGACTACAACATCGCGTGCCGTGGGCGCATGATGTTCTTTGAGGACACCGACACGGTGGTGATCACGGAGTAAATCATGGCATGGTCAGACGTACTCAAGGCAGTTATCCCCATCGTGGTGGCTGCGCTTGCTTGGCTACTCGGTCAAGTGGCATCCTTCTCTGAGCGTCTGACCAAGATCGAGGGGCAGATGCCCGCGCTCATCACCAAGGAAGGCGTGCCCACCGACAGCCCGATCAGCGCAGAGCGTCGGGCCATCATGAAGGAGCAAATCTACAAGGACATCAACGACCTTCAAGTGAAGGTCAAACTCCTTGAAGAGCGCGAGAAGTTCTTGAAGGGGAACAAGTAGTGTATGGAACCCATCACTGGCATTCTCGCGGCGGTATCGGCGGCGAATGCTGCGTTCGGAGCCGTTAAGAAACTCGTCGCCACGGGCCGCGAGATACAGGACGTTGCCGGTCAGATCGGTAAGTGGTACGGCGCCTTCGGGGACTTCAACCGCCTAGCCAACGAGAAGGCCAACAAGAAGCCCTCGGTCTTCAAACGGCTGCTGCACGACGGCAGCATCGAGCAGGAAGCCCTGCAGATCACGATGCACAAGCAGGCGTTGGTCAAGCAGGAGTACGAACTGAAAATTCTGATCATCGCTCACTACGGTGAGAACGTGTACAACGAGATGATCATGGAGCGCATCCGGCTGAAAAAGGAGCGCGAGAAGCGGGATCGTGAGCACCGCCTGCGGCAGCAGGAGTTCATGCTCAACGTGAAGTACGGCGCGGGTATTGCCTTCGTGGCAACCGCCCTGATCGCGGTGGGTTACTACTTACTCGACAAGGTACAGCAATGAGTTTCAGGAAGCCGCCGGAAGGCGCAAGCCGTTCAGAGAGGGAGGCCCATGTCAAGGCTCTTGCTGCGGTTTCTATTAGCCTGCTTGCTCTACTCCTTGCTGTTACAAATTACTTTGCCGGAAGGAACTCCTCTGCGGTTCTCAACGGAACCATAGAGTCCAACAACCTGTGGGCGTGGTATCAGGCCAAGAATGTCCGGGCGACCATCTACGAGGTCACCAACAACGAGCAGAAGGCCACCAAGCAACGCGCCGACATGGACGAGATCATGGAGAAAGCCCGCGCTGCTGAAGCCAAGCGCGACGCTGCCAAGGCCAAGTCTTCCTACTACTCCTACTCCGGCATGGCGCTGCAACTGGCCATTGTCCTCTCCTCTGCCGCCATTCTGGCCGTCACCCTGAGCCTGTTCTACGCCTCACTTGGTGTGGGCGCAGTCGGGGTGCTTCTGTTCTTCTTTGCTCTAGGAGCCTGAGATGCTGTCGCTTCTTTCCACCCTTGGGGGCTTGCTCCTCTCGGGCCTGCCCAAATTGCTTGAATACTTCCAGAACAAGGCAGATCAAGCCCATGAACTGAAGTTGGCTCAGGTTCAGACCGAGCGCGAACTCCAACTGGCCGCAGCAGGCTTTGCCGCCCAGGCCCGCATGGAGGAAATTCGCACCGAGCAGGTGGCGATGGAGACTGACGCCCGGATGACCGAGGCGGCTCTGGCGCACGACCAGAAGATCATGGACAAGGCATCCCGGTGGGTGGTGAACTACACCGGCACTGTGCGGCCCACGGTTACTTACATCTTCGTCTTTGAGCTGGTGGCCATCAACGCTTTCATGGCGTGGTATCTGTGGAACCACCCGAATCTGATCCAGAGCATGGACGACATCATCAAGTACTCGGACCTGATCTTCTCCGCTGACGAGATGGCCATTCTTGGGGGCATCATCGGCTACTGGTTCGGGTCGCGCCAGTGGAGTAAGAAGTGAAACTGAGCAAGGCAGGCGAAGACCTCATGCACAAGTATGAGGGGTTTAGGAGTAAACCCTACCTTTGCCCTGCCCACATCTGGACGATTGGCTATGGCCACGTCCTGTATCAAGAGCAGATCAGGCTCCCGGTCATCCGCAAGGAAGGCTACACCGGGATGCTCCGCAACGAGTTCCCCCTGAAGCCGGAGGACAGCCGTGTCTGGACTAAGACGGAGATCGACGAACTATTCCGTGATGATGTCGGGACTTTTGAACGTGGTGTTCTTCGACTTGTTCCCGGCGTATCTGGCCGTCAAGGCTCTTTTGACGCTCTGGTCAGTTTTGCCTTTAATGCAGGGCTAGGCAACCTTCAGCGCAGCCAGATCAGGATGCGGGCCAACCGGGACGACTGGGGCGGGGCGGCAGACGCCTTCCGCCAGTGGACGATGGGTGGTGGCAAAGTCCTGCCGGGTCTGGTAAAACGCCGTGAAGCCGAGATTGCCCTTTTTCTGTCTTGACAGGAAAATACCGCTATGCCGCTCCAGAAAATCCTGTTTAAGCCCGGAGTCAACCGCGAGAACACGCGGTACACCACCGAAGGCGGGTGGTATGACTGCGACAAGGTCCGGTTCCGCCAAGGCACCCCCGAAAGGATTGGCGGGTGGCAACGGATCTCGGGCAACACTTTTTTGGGCGTCTGCCGTTCAATGTGGAACTGGGTGACGCTACAAAGCGAGAACCTGCTGGGCCTTGGCACCAACCTGAAGTTTTACATCGAGCGTGGTGGCGAGTATTACGACATCACGCCGCTGCGCGCAACGGCGACACTTGGCACTGATCCGTTTACAGGTAACGGCACCACCACCGTGACGGTGACGGCCAACTCGCATGGCGGCATCACGGGCGACTTTGTGACCTTCAGCGGCGTCACGGGCACTTATGCTTCGGTGCTGAACGCAGAGTTTCAGATCACGGTCACAGGCGTCAACACCTACACCATCACCACGCCTTCGGTTGTTGCGGCAGGCGCAACGGGCGGCTCAGCTGTTTCCGCGGCATATCAAATCAACGTCGGACCCGCCACTGAAATTCCCATCACAGGCTGGGGCGCGGGCACTTGGGGGACGGGCAGTTGGGGCATCGGTACGCCGAGCACGACCCAGACCTCAATCCGCCTGTGGAGCCAAGCCAACTTTGGCGAGGACTTGATCTTTGCCCCGCGCAAAGGCGGCATCTACTATTGGGACAACTCGGCAGGTGTCACCACCCGCGCAGTGGCGCTGTCTTCTTTGTCCGGTGCGTCAGACGTGCCGACCGTCAACAACATCGTCTTTGTGTCGGACATCAACCGGTTCGTGTTTTCGTTCGGTTGCAACGACTATGGCTCCGCTGCTCTGGATCCCATGCTGATCCGCTGGTCAGCGCAGGAAGATGCAGTTGATTGGACGCCTGCGGCCACCAATCAGGCGGGGAGCGTGCGCGTGTCGCACGGTTCCGAAATCGTGACCGTTGTACAGGCTCGTCAGGAAGTTGTGGTGTTCACCGACTCCGCGCTGTACTCACTGCAGTACCTGGGGCCGCCGATTGTGTGGGGTACCCAGCTACTAGGCGACAACATTTCTATTCTGAGCCAGAACGCGGCTGTGATTGCTTCTGGCGTGGTCTATTGGATGGGCGTGGACAAGTTCTACGCCTACGACGGTCGCGTGCAGACGCTGCCTTGCGATGTGCGCCGCTACGTGTTCAGCAACTTCAACGCTTCGCAGGCGGGGCAGGTTTTTGCTGGCACGAACGAGGGCTTCAACGAGGTCTGGTGGTTCTACTGCTCCGCGGGCTCCACGACGGTGGACCGCTATGTGGTCTACAACTACCTTGAGCGCATCTGGTACTACGGCACGATGGCCCGGACCGCGTGGCTTGATTCGGGCCTTCGCGAATACCCGATGGCGGCAACCTACAGCAATAACGTCGTCAACCACGAGCAGGGCATTGACGACAATCAGACCGGAACTCCGACGGCCATCAGCGCCAACATTTCGTCGTCTGAGTTTGACATCGGCGATGGCCACAACTTCGGGTTCGTGTGGCGCATGCTGCCCGACATTACGTTTGAGAACTCCACCGCTAGCGGTGCCACGGTCAACATGACGCTCTACGGGCTGTACAACTCTGGCTCCGGGGCCGTGGACAGCTCAGGCAAGCCGGTGGTCAGAGGCAACACGTACGTGATTACCGAGGAGTTCACCGGGCAGATCTATACCCGTGTGCGTGGGCGGCAAATGATCTTCAAGATCGACTCCAACCAACTTGGCACGACGTGGCAGCTTGGCGCACCGCGGATCGACATTCGTCAGGATGGCCGTAGATGAGCTTCATCATTGAAGATGCAATCGTCCCTGCGCCTCCCAACCTGCCTCTGGCCCCACGGGACTACGAGTCGCGTTACCACGAGCAGTTCAACAACGTCCTGCGTCTGTACTTCAACCGTCTGGACGCACTGCTGAGGCAAATTGTGACCACACCATCCCCCATCCCAATCTCTATTGGAGGCACCAACACGGATGCCTTTGGGCGGCTGCGGGTCAGTCAGCCCTACACGCTCTTTGATTCACAGCAACGCTACGCTGCAGACAATCAGTTCGACACGAGCACAGTCAACGGCGCATCCACCACGTTCCTGAGCAACGAATCTACGGTGCAGATGTCGGTGGCGGCGACCACCAACTCCGAAGCAGTGCGGCAGACGTTCCGCTCTATGTCCTACCAACCGGGCAAGGGGCTGTTGGTGCTTGCCACCTTTGCCATGAACACGCCCACAGCCAACATCCGTCAGCGTGTGGGGTACTTCAACACCCAGAACGGCGTGTTCTTTGAGGCCAACGGCACCACGCTGTCGATGGTCATGCGCTCTGATTCTCTGCCCACGCCGGGGACGCCAAGCGACATCCGCTCGATTCCTCAGTCTGCCTGGAACGGCGACAAGTTGGACGGCACCGGGGCATCAGGCTACACGCTTGATCCAAGCAAGACGCAGATTTTCTGGTGTGACTTTGAGTGGTTGGGTGTGGGCTCGGTGCGTACTGGGTTCGTGATCAACGGCCAGTACATCGTCTGCCATACCTTCAACAACGCCAACGAGATCGGCTCGGTCTACATGACCACGGCCATCCTGCCGGTGCGGTACGAGATCAAGAACCTATCAAACGCCGTTACCGCGAGCATGAAGCACATCTGCTCAACGGTCATCTCTGAGGGCGGCTACGAGCAGTATTCCCCTAGCCACTTGGCGCGGCGCACGACCAGACTCAGCAACATCCAACTGACGTTCAAGCCGGTTGTATCGATCCGTTTGGCGTCTACGGCGCTTGGTGCAGTGGTGCTCCCTGGCCGGATGCAGTTGCTCCCCATCACGAGCCAGAACTATGAAGTTGGCTTGTTCTTGAACGGAACGCTAACTGGTGCTTCGTGGTCAGCCGTTCCATCGGATGCCAACGTGGAGATGGATACCTCTGCCACAGCCATAACGGGCGGCACCCTGGTGCAGACGGACTATGTGTCCTCAAGCGGCTCTGGTGGCACGCAGCCCCTGGTTGACCCCGCCGGTTACAACTGGGCTTTGCAGTTGGGCGTGTCCTTGGCCGGGGCCAGTGATGTCTTGACGCTTGCCATCCGCACGGTGGATTCTGCAACTCCGCAAGGCGACTGCTACGGCACTATCGCTTTCTGGGACTTGACCCAATAAAATGACTTCAACCTTTTTCTCGGGATAAATCATGGCCACTGCTCAACAAGGGATCATGGCTTTGCCAGAAATGAGCCAACAAGCGGCATCAGCGGCCATCAGCCCCGACCAAATGGCCGTGGTTGATCAGATGCGTCAGAACTTGTCCCCTAAGGAGGTCTCTGACGAACTGTTGGCAAACGCTTCCCAGGTCGATCCGCAAGCAGTTGCCGAGTTCACGGCAGAGCTGCGCGAACTGGATGTTCCGCCCGAAATTCTCGATCTGCTTGACCGCCTAATCGACGAGGTGCTGGCAAACCCTGAGAACTACGAAGCCATTAAGGAAAAATATCGTGCCCAGGGTGTCACTGAGGACATCCTGCCGGAGGAGTTCGACGCTGAGCTTTTTGGTGCTCTGAACCTTGCTATTGAGCAACTTCGTGGAGAACCCGCCGGTCCCCAGGCCTTTGCCAAGGGCGGGATTGCTGAGCTCAAGCCTATTGCCAAGGCCATGGCTTCTTATGGCCGCAACGGCGACACCATGCTGGCGCACATCACGCCTGCTGAAGCCCGCATGCTGAAGAAGCGCGGCGGCTCGGGGACCATCAACCCTGTGACCGGATTGCCGGAGTTCGCAAACATTTTCAAGCGCATCGGCAAGGCCATCAAGAAGTTTGCTGGCAGCACGGTAGGCAAGTTGGTCATCGGCACTGCTTTGTTTATGGTGGCGGGTCCTGCTGCCGCCCAACTTTTAACACTCAGTTCCCCGATGGCAGTTGCTGGGGTCAGCGGTTTTGTCGCTGGAGCGGGAACCACCCTGCTTGCTGGCGGTAACTTGCGCGACGCCCTGAAGGCCGGTGCTATCGGTGGCCTCACCGCAGGCGCCATGCAGGGCCTCACCGGCATGGGTCCGACTCCCGCGGGCGGAGCTGAATCTGCTGCGGGTGCAGCGGGGACCACGGGTGCTGGGGCCGGCGCTGGAGCGGGCGCTACTCCACTGTCTTCGGCACCGCTTTCGCAGCCGTTGCCGACCCTTCCCTCCGCCCCCGCCATGCCGACTCTTCCGTCTGCTGTGGATCCGTTTGCCGGGGCCCGGTTTGCTCCCACCTCCGCCCCCATGGTTTCGGCGATGCCCCCGGCCGCGTCTCCGTTTGAGTTTGCGGGACGCCTTGACCTGGGCGCGGGGACTCGTGCACCAACGGCGGCCAACATCATGGCCCCGAATGTCGGCAGAGACATTGCAGTGGCGGCCCCTGGTGCTGCTCCTGCAGCTTCCGTAGTTCCCACCGTTTCTGGGGTGCAACCCCCGGTAGACCTCAGCTCAGTCGCGGCTCGTGATGCGGCCGCTCAAGTAGCGGGCACTCCGCAGACTGCCACGCAGGTGTCAAGCGCGATGCGCCAGGGGTTCGGGCAGGGGGCACCCACTGATTTCTTGGGCAAGGCAAAAGAACTCTACACCCAGTATCTTTCACCCTCGGGGATTGAGGCGCAAGGAATTCCTGCGGCTGAAAAGGCGGGGCGCGAGGCAATTACGTCCCTTACTCAACGCCTGCCTGATGCCACGCCTGCCATGAAGGAAGCGGCTTACCAAGCCGCCTACAAACAGGCGATGCCCGGCATGTTTGCCAAATACGGCCCCATGACTGCTGCTGGTTTAGGCATCATGGGTCTGGCTGGCGGTTTCCAGCAGCGCGAAGTCAAGTCCCCGTACTCGGACCTCTTCACCGGTGGCCCGGGTTCCGCGCAAGACTTGCTTGCCAAAAACCCGTATCTGTACTATCTCCAAAACCTCCCCGGCGTGACTTATTACGGCGGATCTGTCGTTCCGCCGGCTCCTCCAGTCCCTCCCCCCCGCTACGCCCATGGTGGAGAGGTTCAGCATTTTCAAGAGGGCGGTAATGTGCTGCCTTCGGCTACCACGATTGGCCGAGAAGCCGGCCTGCAGACCCCGCTGGTGGGCACGGCAGCAGGCGCCCCTGCCGTAGCGCCTACTCCTCCCGTGGGCCAAGTAGGTGTGGCCGCGGCGCCTTTTACCCAAGTGGCAACGCCCGCTACCGGCGGCTACAACATGTACTCTCCCGCCGCGCAGAACATGTACTACGGCGTGGTCAATCAGGGCCTGTTGGGCGGCTACCAGTACAACCCCCAAACGCGCCGCAACGAGCCGGTGACGTCGCTGCCCAGCGTGGAAGCCCCGTACAACACGACTGCACCTTATGCCTCGCTGGTTCCTGCTGAGGCCCGGGCCACGGTCATGCCTCCGTCCCCCATGCCCCGGCGTGCCCCGATGCAGTTCCCCACTGGGGAGCGTCTGGCAGAGATCGAAGGCAGCTACCGCAGCCTCTTGGGCCGCGATCCTGATGTAGCGGGCCTGATGGCATTTGGCAGCCCCCAGTACAACCTGTCGATGGAAGACATCCGCGGCATGATGCTGGCGTCTCCTGAGCGGCAACGGTATTTGGCACAGCAGGCGGCTGCCCAGGCCCCGGCGCCCGAGGCGGTGGTCAAGCCCATTACGGTAACGATTCCGCCGGCGCCCCCAAGGGCTCCTGCCGACCCGGTTTCCGGCCTGCCTCGGATTGCTGCCCAGAATGTGGCGGCGGTGGAGCCAACCAAGCCCATCATCATTTCGTCCACGGCTCCGGCGGGCTACGACTACTCGGCAGCGGCACTTACAACGGATCGTGAGCGCCAGATCAACGACCTGTACCGCTCCATCCTCAACCGCGACGCGGAGACGGCAGGCCTGAAGTACTGGGCGGGCTCCGGTTTGTCGATCTCTGAGATCGAGGCTCAGATCCGCAAAATCGCCGGTGATATCGGCGTGCCGCTGACTATTCCCCAGAATGTGCCGGTGGCTGACGTCTCGCGGCCCGTGACCATTTCGTCTACGGCTCCGGTGGGATATGACTACGCTGCCGCCCCAGTCACGAACGAGCGTGAGCAGCAAATCAACGACATCTACCGTCGCGTCCTGAACCGCGATGCTGAGTCCGGTGGTTTGAAGCACTGGCGGGACAGCGGCCTGACCATCCCTGAGATTGAGGCGCAGGTTCGCAAGATTGCAGGGGATATTGGTGTCACGGTTGCCGCTCCGCGGCCCGTGGCCTCCTCTGGTGGTATCTCGACTATTCCCAAGACACCAACTGGCGGCGTTGTCCAAAGAAACATGGGAGGCATTGCTTCCTTGGCCGCAGGCGGATATCCTCGTCGCACGGGTCAAATCGACGGACCGGGGACCGAGACTTCCGATTCCATCCCTGCGATGCTTTCTGACGGCGAATTTGTCATGACCGCTAAGGCTGTCCGTGGGGCAGGGGGTGGTGACCGCCGCAAAGGAGCTAAGAAGATGTATGCGCTCATGCATCAACTCGAACGTAACGCATCACGGGGCTAAAGATGGCAACCGATATCCAGACCCAATTCGTCCGCGAAGCGCCAGAAATTGAGGCGCAGAAACTTGCGCTGATGCAGGCGGCAAAGGCGCAAGTCGATGCCATCACCACAGCAACGCAACAAGGTCGGTTTCTCACCCCCAGCTACCAGATTGCTGGTTTCTCCCCGGACCAAGTCCGGGCGATGGAAGCGGCCCGCATGGGCATTGGCGCGTACCAGCCCTACATGAGTGCGGCCACGCAAGGCGTGATGGGTGGCCAGGAGGTGGTAGGCCGTGGCGTTGAGGCGCTGTTGGGTGCAGACACCCGTCGCCAGTTCCTGGCAGCGCAAAATGCTCTGAATCAGGCGGTTTCCCCTATCCAATCGATGGGCGAAGCAGCGCAAATGGTCCGGGGCGCGCAACTTGGCGCAGCACCCTTGGCCACCGCAGCAGGGGACATCTCCACTCAGTCCTTTGTGGCCCCGGGCACCGCAGGCTCGTACATGTCCCCGTACATGCAGAATGTGCTGGACATCGAGAAGCGCGAAGCGCAGCGGCAGTCGGATATTGCCCGTCAGCAAGAGGCGGCGCAGTTCGCACGTGCAGGGGCCTTTGGCGGCAGCCGTCAGGCGATTGTGGAAGCTGAGCGCAACCGCAATCTGGCCACGCAGATGGGCGACATCCAGACTCGTGGTCTGCAGTCAGCCTTCCAACAGGCTCAGCAGCAGTTCAATCAAGAGCAAGCCGCTCGTCTGCAGGCCTCCCAGGCCAACCAACAAGTACAGCAGCAAGCCGCTCTGGCCAATCAGCAAATGATGGGTCAGTATGGTCTGCAGGGCGCCCAGCTTGGGCTACAGCGAGCACAGCAACTGGGCAACATTTATGGCCAGCAATCTCAACTGGGTCAGGGCTTGGCGCAGGGTATCGGCAGTCTGGCGGGCCAGCAGTTCGGCATTGGCCAACAGTTGGCACAGGGCCTGGGCGCTTTGGGTGGCCAGCAGGCCGCCCTTGGCAGCCAACTTGCTGCACTGGGAGCTCAACAGCAGGGCCTGGGTCAGCAGGACGTGAACTTCCTGTACAACATTGGTGCCCAGCAACAGCGTCAGCAGCAGGCCGTTTTGGATGCACAGCGCCAGAACCAACTGCAGCAGAGCATGCAGCCGATGCAGATGTTTGGCTTCCTGTCGGACATCTACAAAGGCGCGCCGACCACGCAGATGGCGATGACGCAGCAGACGCAGGCACAAGCCAGCCCGTTCCAACAGATCGCTGGTCTGGGTATCGCAGGGGTGAGCGCCGCAGCGGCCGCTTCCAAAATTCCCGGGATCCTCTAAGGAATCGTGATGAAAGAAGAAATTCTCAAGCGGGCCATGTTCTCGATGCCGTTGTCGAAGGCGGCTCGCAACAGCGGCATCATGGAAGGCTTCGAGGACGAGGAAATCGAGGATCTGGAAAACCAGAACTACGAAGACATGCCTCCGATGGCGCGTAGTCCCCAGAACCCTGAGATTCTGATGAACACCCTGCGCGGTGATATGCGCTCGGTGGACGCCCGTTACATGGAACTGGCTCAGATGGTTGGCGAGGAAGCGGCGTATGAGACGCCGCCTGAGGTGCTTGCGATGCTGCAGCCTCAGCTTGCCCAACAGCAGCAAGGCGGGATCGGTGCGCTGCCGCAAGCAGCGAACATGATGCCCCCCGGCATGATGCCCCCAGAAATGGCGCCGCAAGGCATGCCGCCGGAGGGCGGCATCGCCCCTTTTTCCCAGGGCGGGGCTGAACAGGCTCCGCCGACGCCTGATGGCCTGCCTCCGATGCGGGCAGCGGTTGGTGCGTTCGTCACTCCACTGACGCGGGCCGCTCAGTACTTGGGCGATAAGGCGAGCTCCTTGGGCAGCATGGGAACGGCCGCGAATGCGGCCGCGGGGCGTTTCTTGTCCCAAGGTTTTCCGCAGACCTTCCGGCCTGTGTTTGAAAACGTCCGTGGCCCAGGCGGTCGGTTTACAGCCGAGCAAACCATCTCCTACCCCACGCTGACTCAACACATGGCCAACTTGGCCGGTCCGCGGGCCACGGAGCTCGCGGGGCGTTTCATGCCTGGAGCAAGTACGGCTGTTGGCGGTATTGGTGGTCTTGGCGTGGCAGGTCTGATGCGTGATGGCGCTCCTCAGGCGGATTTGGAGCGTGCTCAGCTTTTGAAAGCCTACGAGCAGATGTACTACCAGGACAAGGATCGCAGCATTCCGATGCCCTTCTTGTCTGATCGCACCAACGAGCAATTGATCCAGGACCTGCAGGGAATGGAGCGGGTGCAATCATCACAGGCCGCTAGAACCGGGTTGGGTGGACCGCGGCCCGGGGCTCCCGGCCCTGCTGCTGTTGCCCCAGAAGCCTCTCGCGATGAAATGGGCGATTTCATTAAGCAGGTTCTAGCTCGAGATGCGGCCAAAGAAGAGGCCGCATTGCCGCAAGCGTTTGGTGAAGCCGCTGCACGTCCCAAGCCTTTGACCCGTGCGGAGCGGACCAAGAAAGAGTACGAGGAGCTTGCACCGCTGTACAAGGAAATCCTTGGCGAGGACAAGGAATCGGCCAAGGTCAATGCGCTGTTGCTGTTGGCAGATGCAGGATTGAAGTTTGCCGGGAGCCGTCAGCGTTCTGTTGGCATGGCGCTAGCCGAGGCTGCTTCTGGTTTGCCCCGAGGCTTCGCTGCCATCGCTGCCCAGGCCAAGGAGCAGGAGGGCAAGATCAAGGCCGCTGCCCTCAGTCAGGCAATCAACACGATCTCGGAGCAGGACAAGTACGCACAGGCCGAACTGCTTGAGCAGATCAAGGGCCGCAACCGTATCCAAGCGGAGCTGGTCAAGAAACTTGGTGAAAGTAACGTCGTCACCGAAAACGTGGGGCTTGGTGTTCGTATTCAGAAAACGAAGGATGGGAGCTACATTGGTGCAAAGTACGATCCCGACGATCCCGCATTCAAGGCCGCTCTTGGTACGAACGAAGCCCCTAATCGATTTACATTGAAAGACACAGACAATCCGTTTGTTGTCAATCGCGGACCTTCGCCTACTCCCCTAGCGTCAACGCCGGAAGAGTTTAAGAAGATTAGCGCAAGCCTTCTTAGCATCAACAATTCCTTGCAGGCCTTAGAAGAGGCAGAGTCCATCGTACAGAACCTGTACGGTCCCGGGGCGTTCTTCGTTGACAAGTACAACAAATTTATTGTTCCCATGACCGGTGGGCTAGCTCCTCCTAGCGTTGATCTGGAAAAAGCCTCTACGGCAATGGGCCGAGTTGTTAGTGGGCTTAGCAAAGGAATTGCGGCGGCAAATAACGACGGCCGAGTGTCAGTGCAGGAGGAAAAGTGGGCCCGCGACATTTATGAGGGGCTCATCAACCCGGTGGGCTTCCTTAGCAACCCGGAGATTGCGGCTGCAGGCATTCAAAGCCAGAAGACACAGTTGTTGAATGCCCGCATGGCACTTCTCAATCAGGCAGGTCTTGTCAGAGATGAGTATGTAATGCGTACTCCCAACCTGGGGACGCCGAGCGACCCGTTTGTCTACCCAACTGACCCCGATCAGCAGAAGATCATGGACACGTGGCTGCGGAACACAATTGGTAAAGTGCGTTCGCCAGATGCAGGCGTCTACATCCGCATGCCCAATGGAAATGTGATCAAGGCATCCCCCGCGGACATCCTTCAAGGCCGTTAAATCATGATCATCAAAGACGCATCCGGGGCCTACTACGACCTTGCGACGGGTGAAAAAGTTGGTGGGGCAGAGCCGCAGCCTGTTTCCAGCCCCTCACAGGCTCGGCAAGCCACGCCCCGGTCGCAGGAGGTTGAGACGACGGGGGCCCAGCGCGTCACTGATCTGGTCAAGAACTTTTCTTGGGGGTTCAACGCGGGCCTGTTTGCGCTTCCCGATGCTGCCCAACGCGCAATTGGTAAGGGTCTTGGCCTGAGTGATGACGAGACTTTTCAGTTCACCAAGTTCTTTAATCGTGGAGAACAGGCCCCAAAAAACATTGGAGAGCGATTTGCTCGAGCCACTGGCGAGGGTGCGTCTGCGGGACTGCCAATCACAGGAGTTCTTGCGGCCTTTGCTCTGAAAGCACCGGCGGTGAAAGCGGCCGAACCCGGCGCAGGCGTTTTGAAAGGGATTGCAAATGACGCTATTTCATTCATTCAAAAATACCCTAAGGCAGCTTTGGCAACGGACGTTGCATTTGGTGCAGCGTATGAAGGATTCCGTCAAGCGGTCGAAGAAACAGTAGACCCTAATGATCCCTACAAGCAGATCTATAAGGACCTGCTGCCCATGGGGGCCTTCCTTGGCTTGCCCGCGGCCATCTCATATCTGCCCAGCGTCCAAGCTGCTCGATTTGCGAAGAACAAAATGCAGGCGGCTTCTGCGAACCTGGGGGAGATCGAAAGCGGTATCCTCAAGGACCTGCCCGGCATCTATCAGATGCCGGTGGTTCGCGTTGTGCCAAAGCTGTTGATGAAGAATGCCGAGCGCAAGCTGGCGCAGGTGTTCGGGCCCATCAACGAAAGCAAGGAGGCGCAAGAGGCACTGCGTCTTCTGGACAACGCGCTGGCCGATCCGCGGATCGCGGAAGCCGGGTTCATGTTTGACGCTGCCGAGCGCACTCTCTATGCGCCGTTGCTGGAGCGCAAGGCAGAGTTGCTCAAGCAACTGGGGCCCAAGGAAATCGGTGTCGTCAAGAACCGTATCTCTGAGAACCAGCGCAAGCTCGACGAGCTGTTCAACACCTTTGCACCGGACACCCGAAAGCAGGTCGCAGACGCTTTCACAGCCGCTCAACAAGACCGCCAGAGCTTCTTCGAGGCACTTGCAAAGCAGAAGAAGGATTTGACTGAAGCAGAAGTCATGGCTGTCTCTGAGCGCCTGGGTCCGCAGAACCTGGACATGCTCAACGATGAGCTGCGTGGCGTGCTCATGGCCAACATGGAGATGGGCAACAAAGAACGGCAAATGATTTTGGACAGCCTGGGCTTGCGTGTTGGTACGAGTCCCGAGGGGCTGCCGATGCCTACGCGGGAAGGCGGTAAGTCTTTGTTTCCCGCCAAGAACATCGAGGCCCAAGCGCAGCAGATCATCGAGAAGTACAAGATCGAGCGCCCGTCTCTGCGTGCAGGGTTACCTGAGCCGGTGCGGCTGCTCGACAACTTCGTTCGCACTCAGCAGATTGCTCGTGATAGGGCTGCAGCCGAAAACCTGGACATCCTAATCAAGAAGGCCATCGACGACGAGTTGGCCGGGGGCCGCGAGCTGCCGCCCGAGTTGTACGACCTGACGCTGAAGAATGCCAAAGCCCTGTTCACCAAGAAGGGCACGTCCAAGAAGGTCGCCGACCAGCTTGCTCGCGAACTGAATCTGCAGCGCCAAGCTGGTATCGATGTGGCCACCATGAAGGAAGGTCAGGTGGCCGTGGCCACCGGTCTGCCGGGCAAGCCGGTCTATATCAACCCGAAGCAAATTCAAGAAGATGCTGCGCGCTTGGCTGAAGAGGCCACGGGCGTTGACTTGAACCTGCCCGAGGCTCTGGACTACATCCAAGCAGCCATCCGTTTCCGCAACGATTCTCTGGCTCGCTACAACGCGGCCATGAGCCGTGGCCGTGCACGGGTGACGGATGCACAGCGATTCCTTGACACCGGCGACGCGGTCTACAACGACATCGAGAAGCTGGTGCTGGGCAGCGTAGTAGATCGAGAGCAGGCTAACGCACTCAAGAGCGCGCTGGATTCTTATCGCAAGCAGTTCGAAAAGAACCTGCCCCTACTGACTACGCGCGAAACAACGAAGGGCGAATACCTGTTGCCCAACGAAGATTTGATGCGCCGGTCCTTTAGCAATGCAGGGAATCTCAGGCAGCTCCAAACTTCCCTGCAGGGCACTGCAGAAGGCGAAAGCCTGCTTCAACGCGGCGCCATGGATTGGCTGCGCAGCAAGAACGTGGTGGACAAGGACGGCCTTGTTGATCCCCGCAAGATGCGTCAGGTGTTGGGCCAGAATCAAAACATCGTGGATGCGTTGCCTGCCAACATTCAGCAGCGTTTCCAGGATGAGCTGCAGATGGCCGACGATTTCATCGCTCGTCTAGGTCAGTTGGATCAGCGTAAGACCCAGGCCACGAACAACGAACTTGATCAGATCCTTACCAAGGCAGCGCGCCCTGATGCGGACCCTCGCGCTTCGCTTGAACAGGCCCTGAAGGATCCCGCCAAGATGCGGGTGCTGGTGGACCAGTTCGGCAAGGACCCGGAGAACCTTGCCGCTTTGCGGCGAGCTGTTTATGACGTGGCTACTGAGGGCACCCAGGGCGGAGGGGCGCTCAAGATCTTCATTGACAGGAATGAAAAGTCTCTGCAGGTCCTGTTCAAGGACACCAAACATCTTGAGAACCTCAAGACCCTGGCTGACCTGCAGCGCCGGGTCAACGCTTTTGCAGACATCACTGGGCAGATCCCGGCGTTCGAGTCCTTGGACGACACGCTGCGGCGCATGTTTGGCTCGGGCATCCAGTGGCTGACCACCACCGCCCGCGAGGCGGCTGTGGGTCGTATCAACCCCACCACCGGTGCACTGGCCATGATGGTGCGACTGGCTGGCAGTCTTGAGAACAGCTTGTACCAGCGCATTTTCACAAAAGCCCTGGAAGACCCGAAGTTTGCCAGCAGCGTTGTCAAGGTCGGTACGCCCCAAGAAGCGGCCACGGCCGCAGCCCAGCTTAGCAAGATTGGCATCAGCCCCACCGCATATCTGCCCCAACGGGTAGTGCCATTGAAGGCGGAGGCTGCAGATGTGGCCAAGGAAGCAGGCCGTGAACCGCGGCCCGCGCCTGCCCCCGCCCCTGTACCTCCTGCATTCCTTAATCGCCCGCTGCCCCCGGCTGCGCCGTCTAGGGGAACCGGTGGCCAGTTGCCGGGTAGGTTGCCTGCGGTAACCCCGCAACCAACGGGGCCGACTGCTGCTCAAATGTATATGAGCCTGTTCCCAAATGACCCGCTCAGTGCGATGCTTCAGGCAAGGCAATCTCAATCACCTACCCCAGGACGATAAACCATGGCTATCGGACAACTTCTGGCCATCATGTTCCTGAGCCGGGACATGGCCCACCGTGCGCATTGGAAAACCAAGAGCTATTCGCAGCACGTGGCGCTGGGCTCGTTCTACGACGAGATCGTGGACAACGCGGATGCCATCGCTGAGGCTTACCAGGGCCGTTACTACGTCATTAATGACATCCCCATCTTGACGGATGACGGAGAAAAGACCGAGATTGCGGACGTGCTCGAGTCCCATATGGAGGACATCGAGAAGCTGCGCTACATGGCCTGCGACAAGGAAGATTCCCCGTTGCAGAACCTGATCGACACAGCCATCGAAACGTACCTATCCACCCTGTACAAACTGAGGAACCTCAAATGAAGAAGGAAGTCTGGGACAAGCCCCGCCCCAAGGGCCTGGGTGCGCCGAAGAAGCTGACGCCTGCCAAGAAGGCGGCGGCCAAAAAGATGGCCAAGGCCGCTGGGCGGCCTTATCCCAACCTTGTTGACAACATGCGAGCTGCGAAAAAGGGTTGACGGCCCGCGGCGCGGGCGTATCATGGAACCGCGGGGTAGCTCGCAGTAGTTGTGTCTATGTTTCTCCTGTAGACGATGAGTCTTTAAGCCCCGGTACCCCCGGGGCTTCTTTTTGGGCGACGTACTGATCAACGCGCCGCATCCACTGATTTATGTAGCCGTCGAACTCGCGGCCACATGTTAGGAACTCCTTGGTTTCCCCGTCCTGGGCCACCATCAGGATGATGCCCTGGCGGATATTGGTGCCGTGGACCACGTTGTGCGCCGCAGCATAGGCGGCCAACTGAATGAAGTAGTCCTCAATCCAGCCCCGCTGCTTCATCTTGTTGGTCTGCTTGAAGTCGATGATTGACTCTGCGCCACGGTAGACGCCGATGCAGTCAGAGGTTCCAGCGTACTTCCCGGGGTAGTGCAGCGGGATCTCTGTGCCCCAGACTTCCTGGACGTTCGGGAAGAACGTCTCGATGAGCTTGTAACCCATCCAGTAGCCCTTGACGGCCAGCCACGTGCGGGGCACTTCTAGCGGGCGATTGAGCAGCAGGCGCTCCACCACGTTGTGCATGTGCGTGCCCACCGTAGCCGCTTCGTTGCGGATGCGATCAGCCTCTTCCTGCCCCACGCGCTCGGCCCAAGCCTTGAGCTCGGTCTTGTCCTTGGTCGCGGACAGGATGGTGGTGACACTGGGCAGCCGGTCAGGGCCGTAGGTGCGGCCGTTGGGGCTGTCGTTGCGATCCAGATGTTGGTACTGGAACTTCTTGCGGATAGGGATCAGTTGCATTAGATGAGCCACTCCTTCATTTGCTCGCCGAGCACCGCGCTGGCGATGTTGATCTTGTTGCGCAGGGCCTTGACGATGTGCTCGTCTACCGTGCCGGGGGTGATGAGATCGATGTAGGTCACCTTGCTGGTCTGGCCGATGCGGTGTGCACGGTCCTCGGACTGCAGGCGTACTTCCAGGTCGAAGTTGTTGCTGTAGTAGATGACGGTCTTGGCAGCGGTCAGGGTCAGGCCGTAGCCGCCAGTGCGGGGGTTGCCTACGAAGAAGCGCAGACTGTCGCCCGGGTCCTGGAAGCGGGTGACAATCTCCTGGCGCTCCTCAGCCTCGGTGTCGCCGTAGTAGGACGCCACGGACGTCATGCCGTAATCGTGCTGCAGGCGGTTTTTGATCCGCTCGATGTCCTTGCGATAGTTGGCCCAGATGATGACCTTGCCGTCCACTTCCTCGAGCGCAGCCAAGAGCTCATCGATGCGGTTGTTGGGGAAGTCCACCTCGCTGCCATCGTCGAGCTTGACGTGGCCACAGCAGATCTGGTGCAAGCGCATCAACTGCGTCAGGGCATTGTTGGTGCTCACGATGCCTTCATCGATCACAGACAGAGCCATGAGCTTCATCTGGTCGTACGCCTTGCGCTGCTCCGCGGTCATCTCCACCTCGCGGCGGGTGTAGACCTTGTCGGGCAAGTCCAGGCACTCTTCCTTGGTCACGCGGAACGAGAAGTTGTCCAGGCGCTTTTGCAGCTCATCCAGGCGCCGGTAGCCGACGATCTGCTTGAACGTGTGCGTGGCCATCCTGCGTTCAACAAGGACCGCGTACCGTGCTTGGAAGGCGTAGTAACTGGCCATGTTCAGGCAGTCGGCGCTCAGGAACTCGCACTGGGCGTACAGGTCCAGCGGGCTCTTCGTCACCGGGGAGCCCGTTGCGATGCGCCTGAACCGCGCCTCGCGGCCCACCTTGATGATGTTCTTGGTGCGCTTGGCGTTGGGCGTCTTGATGGTGGTGCTCTCATCCACGGCCATGAAGCTGTTGGTCACGCGCAGGAAGGTGCGCGCGAAGGTCACGCCTTTCTCAGTGCTGAAGGCCTCGATGTTCATGATCAGGATGCGCAGGCCATCGACGTAGTTGAGCATGGCCTCCATCTCCATCTTCTCCGCCTTGCGCGGTGACGGTGACCAGCAGGCCATCTTGTACGACACGTGCTCGGGCATGTGCTTGGGCAGTTCGGACTTGTACCAATTGCGGTACACGCCCTTGGGTGCCACGATCAGCATCCCGTTGATATCGCCGCGGTCGTAGAGCAGGGCTGCGTTGTTGATGAGCATGAAGCTCTTGCCCGTGCCCATCTCCGCAAACAAGGCGACGACAGGGTGCTTCCAGAAGCGTTGAAGGTACGCTGCTTGGTGGGCAAACGGCTGGTTGCGGTACGGGTACCGCGAGAGGTCTTGGTCCATCTTTCTTCCTTTCTGGTGGCGGGTACTTGACGACCCGTGAAAGCAGTGTACACTGTTTGCACGTTTCAAGAAAGGAGAGCGTAAACGTGAACCAAAGTCCCTCTGTCTTCGTTGTCCAGGAGATGCCGAATCACGACATCGCCGCGGCAATGAAGTT